GAGGGGGGTGATATGTTGAAACAGGAAATTCGGTTGGATATGGTTAAGAAATTGTTTCAATATACATCTTCAAATGAATTAGTTGAAAAGGTAAAAGAAATATTAAAACCCAAGTGGGAAGAAAAGAATAAAAAAGAAAAGAAGGAATATATAAGAACTATAATTTTATGTGGAATACTAAGCTCCTGTGTTGCTATTTCGAAAGACACGGTGAATATTTTTGTTGATATAGTTCAAAATATCAATGATGTTATATTGGCATTATTTGGTATTATTTTTACAGGATATGCACTTTTTCAAGCATTGATTGGAAAAGAAATGTTAAGAAGAATGATTAATACTACAGTTGGTACTGGAAAAGAGGAAAAGAGTAAATTACAAGAGGCTAATGAATTATTTGCAGAAGTGATGACTTTAGATTTTATATGCGTAATCATCAATCTTGCTTTAACAATTATTGGAAAATGCATTCCTGCGAATGTTACATTGTTTAAAACAATGTGGCTGAACAATTTATTAGCTGGAATTGGGATTGGGTTCTATTTTTATGTAATTGCATTGACACTATTAGAAGTAAAAAGTTTTATTTATAATATGTTCCAATGGTTTAACTTTCATGCAGGGACACGTTTGATAGAATTCATGAACCAAGAGAATGACGAAGAGTAATTATATATGGCAGAATAGCTGTCTATGGAGGTTCTGATGGATATTAATTTTATTCTAACATATATAGTCTGTCCAATTATTATTTCTTTGGGCTTGGTAACTGGGAAGAAGACAAAGAATCATTTACGGCTAACAACCGTTTATTGCTTTAAAGGTATGTTTTATTTATATTCAGCAATTATTAATTTATTTCATTATGCAAAACAAACAGAATCTGAAAGAGATATAATTGGCTTGGCTATTGGTTTAGCTATTATTGAAGGAACAAATGGGGTGTTGGAAAGCTATGAAGAAGCAATAAAAAATGCTAAAGAACGGCAAGGCATAAAATAGTTTAAAGACTTAATATGTAGTACACAAGCAGTTCTTCGGAGCTGCTTTTTCTATACTTAAAAAACGAAACGAATGAGAGGTGGTGAGGATTGCCAAGAGCACCAGATCAGAGAGTAGAAGAGGCCAGAAAGCTATATGCTTCTGGAGCGAAATTAATTGAAGTTTCTCAGAAGCTCGGAATCCCGGTAGGGACGATTCGAAGCTGGAAAAATAGATACAAATGGGATAATGCAACGTTGCAAAAGAATAAACGCAACGTTGCGAAAAAGAAGGGCGGACAGCCCGGAAATAAAAATGCGGAGGGGCATGGAGGAACCGGCCCGCCGGGAAATAAGAATGCAGTCAGGACAGGAGAGTTTGAAACTCTCTTTTTTGATACCCTGGAACCAGAAGAAAGAACATTGGCAGAGATGATCCAGCCGAACAAAGAGCAGTTGCTTCTCAGAGAAATCCAGCTTCTTGCAGTCAGGGAACGCCGGATGCTGAAAAGAATCCAGTCTCTCCGTGAACTGGAGACTCAGACCGGATCTGAAGAAGATCCGGTACCATCCGGAATGTCTGTAACAGAATATGCTTCGGGTATTGAAAAAGGAAAACTAACAGAACTTCGAAAGTATGAAGGCATCCTTGGCCAGATTCAGGCTATAGAGGATGCTCTGACCAGAGTGCAGGCCCGGCAGCAGAAAGCTATCGAGATGCTGCATAAGTTTGGCTATGACGATGCAAAGCTGGAACTTGCAACCATGCAGCTTGAATTTGAGATGCTGAAGCAGGATAACCAGGTAGAAGAAATCACAGATGATGGTTTCCTGGAGGCAATGAATGCAACAGCGCAGGATGTCTGGGGTGATGAGAATGTATGAAAAACTCAAAACTCTGAAAGATAAGCTGCAGAAGATGAAAACCAACAGAGCCAACAGGCAGATAGGCCAGACGTTTCATTTTTCTCCGTTCTCAAGAAAACAGAAACAGGTCCTGACCTGGTGGTGCAAAGAATCTCCAGTTCATGATATGGACGGAGTTATCGCTGATGGAGCAATCCGATCAGGAAAAACAATCAGCATGTCTTTATCATTCGTTATGTGGGCCATGAGTACCTTCACTGGACAGAACTTTGCCATGTGCGGAAAGACCATAGGATCCTTCCGGAGAAATGTTCTGTTCTGGTTGAAACTGATGCTCCGGTCAAGAGGATATTCCATCACGGATCACAGGGCAGACAACCTTCTGACCATCCGAAAAGACGGAAAAGAAAATTACTTTTACATATTCGGCGGCAAGGATGAAAGATCTCAGGATCTTATCCAGGGAATCACCCTGGCCGGCGTGTTCTTTGATGAAGTTGCCCTGATGCCGGAATCCTTTGTGAACCAGGCAACAGGCCGATGCTCTGTAAAAGGCTCAAAGTTCTGGTTTAACTGCAACCCGGATGGCCCGTATCACTGGTTTAAACAGAACTGGATAGATAAATCTACCGGATATCTGGGAAAAGAAGAAACTACCCGGAGGATGCAGCAGGCGGCCGCGGCGGGGAAAGATCCCGGTCTGAAAGATATTCTGTATCTTCACTTCACTATGGACGATAACCTGTCCCTGGATGAAGAGATCAAAGCCAGATACAGGAGTATGTACGTTGGAGTATTCTTTAAACGTTACATTATGGGACTGTGGGCGGCAGCAGAGGGAATCATCTACGACATGTTCGACGAGAACAAACATGTCCAGGATATCAAAGATTTCTATCAGCTGCTGGTCAACGGGAACAGGTATGTTTCCTGTGACTATGGTACACAGAACGCAACGGTATTCCTGCTGTGGAATAAAGGAACCAACGGGAAATGGTACTGCATCCGGGAGTATTACTACTCCGGAAGAGACAAAGGTAAACAGAAAACAGATTCAGAATATGCAGACGACCTGAAAGAGTGGCTGGATGGAACCAAGATTAAAGCGATCATCGTGGATCCATCGGCCGCTTCTTTTATTGCAGAACTCCGGAAACGGGGATATAAGGTCCTGAAAGCCAACAATGATGTTCTGGATGGAATCCGGCTGGTTGGAATGCTTCTGAACCTGGAGAAGATTGTCTTTGCTTCTTCCTGTAAAGAAACCATAAAAGAATTTGCTTCTTACATCTGGGATGAGAAAGCCCTGGAGAGAGGAGAAGACAAACCGGTGAAACAGTGGGACCATTGTCTCGACAGCACACGCTATATGTGCAGCACCATAATCGGCAGAAAAGCAGCACGTTTCCGAGAGATAAGGAGGTGAGAAAAATATACACATTTACAATACCGAGAGAAAGTTTCGATGAGTTAAATCCGGATAAGCAGGTGATCCGCCAGCTGATCAGCAAACACATCAGTAAGGTGGACCGGCTGAAGAAGAATATGTCCTACTACGAAGGAAAGCACAAGATCCTGGATGAGACCAAACGGGAAAACCGCCTGGTGTGCAATCATGCAAAAGACATCTCTGATACAGCCAGCAGCTATTTCATCGGCAATCCAGTGACTTATAAATCTGAGAGAGACATCAAGCCTCTTACAGATGCACTGGAGCTGGCCGGAGCAGATGAGACAGACGGAGACAACGGTCTGGAGGCATCCATCTACGGTCTGGCTTATGAATATGTCTATGTGAAGGAAAACGAGAACAACCTGCAGACCAAGAACCTGTCTGCGGAAAATACCTTCATGGTAAAAGACGACAGCATAGAGGAAAACGAACTCTTTGCTGTCTATTATTATATCCGGGAAGATGATTCCGGGAAGCTTCCGGACCACTATATGGCCACAGTGGTGACCACGAACTATAAGTACGAGCTGGACATCGAGAACAGCAATACGATCCAGGCAACCACAGAGCCGGCGGTGCCCCATTATTTTGGTGAGATCCCGATCATCGAATACCTGAACAATAAACTGGCCATCGGAGATTTTGAACTGCAGATCCCACTGATCGATGCATACAATGCGCTGATGAGCGATCGTGTGACCGATAAGGAGCAGTTTATTGATGCAATCCTGGCTATCTATGGAACATTGCTGACCGATGAGGACGAACCGAACACTGAGGATGAAGACGAGAGCATCCGAAAGGCCAAGGCCCGTCTTAAAAAGTACAAGGTTCTTGAGATGCCGGACACAGCCAAAGCAGAATATCTGACTAGGACTTTTGATGAAAGCGGTGTGGAGATTCTTAAGAAAGCCATTGAGCAGGATATCCATAAGTTTTCCCACATTCCCTGTATGTCAGATGAAAACTTCGGAGGGAATGTAAGTGGTGTGGCTATGGAATTCAAGCTCCTGGGCATGGAAAACATCACAAAGATTAAGACCAGATATTATAAAAAAGGTCTGAGAAAAAGAGTTCGGATATTCTGTAACTATCTGGCTTTGCATGGGATCAGCATCGATTCATCCGGGATCACGATGACGTTTACCAGAGCATTGCCGAAAAATCTCCTGGAGATATCCCAGATCGTGGCAAATCTGTGGGGAAAGGTAAGCCGTAAGACCTTGCTTTCCCAGGTCCCGTTTGTGGATGATGTGGATGAGGAACTGAAAGCCCTGGAAACAGAGGAAGAAGAGAATCTGAAGCGGCAGCAGGAAGTCTTTGGATTGCAGGACAATACGCCACCGGAGCAGGATCCTGATGATGGGGAAAAAGTAAATGAGTAGGAAATACTGGGAACAGAGATCTGCCTGGGATATGTATCAGTTTATGGAGGATGCAGAAGAAACAGCAGATTTCATTGCCAGAGTATACCGGAAAGCCTCTCTCCAGCTGGAATATGCCGCAAGAGATATCTTTGAAAAGTTCATGACAAAATATGGTCTGTCAGAAACAGAAGCCTGGCAGATTATAAATTCCATCCAGGATAAAAACTCCATTGATCAGCTGAAACAGGAACTCCAGAACAGGAAAAGGGACAGTGAGATCCTGAAACAGTTGGAAGCTCCGGCGTACCGTGCAAGACTGGAACGCTTGCAGGATCTTATGACACAGGTAGATGCAGTGATGCAGCAGGTGTATCAGCAGGAGAAACAGTTCGATACCAAACTTCTGGAGCAGCTTGGAGAAAAAGCGTATTATCATTCCATCTACAATATGCAGAAAGAAACTGGCCTGGCATTCAGTTTTTCTCATGTAAGCAGGAAGCAGATCGACCAGGCTCTGCAGATGAAATGGTCCGGAAAACATTTTTCAGACCGTATCTGGCAGAACACGCAGCAACTTGCAGATTCTTTGAAGGATGAACTGCTGATCAGTCTCCTTACCGGCCGGACAGACCGGGAAACAGCAGAATCCATTCAGGCCCAGTGCGGAGGGGGAGCAAAGCAGTCTAGGCGAGTAGTCAGAACAGAATCCTGTTACATGGCAGGAGAACTGACTGCACAGAGCTATATTGACTGCGGGATCAAGAATTATCGCTATGTGGCAGTGCTGGATCTTCGTACCAGTGAGATCTGTCGGGAACTGGATGGAAAGGTTTTTCCGGTGAAAGACCGGAAGGCCGGAGTGAACTATCCGCCCATGCATCCGTATTGCCGCTCCACAACGATTTCTGTCATAGATGATAAAATCCTCAGAAACATGAAAAGAAGCGCCTACAATCCGGAAACAGGGCGTACAGAGATGGTTCCTGCGGATATGACCTATAAACAGTGGTATGAGAAATACGTCAAAGGAAATCCAAAAGCAGAAGCCCAGGAAAAGGCAGTCAAGAATGCTGCATCAGACAGGAAACAGTATGATCAGTATCGGGAACTCCTTGGAAAAGACATGCCGAAACATTTTGCAGACTTCCAGGAAATGAAGTATAATGAACCTGAGAAGTGGGAACTGCTCAGGACTTATGCTCGTTCGGTGAAGAACGGAATGATATCTCCACTATCCGGTTTTAAGAATTATCAGAAGATCTATGATGAAATCAATAAAAAAGTTGTTGGAGTCAAAACTTCTGAGGGAACCGAAGTAACCAGACAGAGCAAACACTTCATGGAGAGAGTGATTGGAACCATGAAAGATCCTAAAACTGGACGACCACGATCGGGAGTATCGGTGGAAGGAATAAAGGATGCGCTGGAGAAACCGGCGAAGGTATTTCCTGTGAGAACGGATCCTGGTGGAGAAAAAAGTCAGAAATATATGGGCAGAAACGGAACAGTTTCAGTAGATCCAGATACGGGAGTTCTGATTCAATGTAATCCAACAGATTCAGATTATGTGAGGAGAATAAGAAATGGAAATGCGAAGATTTGAACTAACGAATGAACAAATTGAATTTCTTAAAGAAATGTATCCTGACAATGAACTTGTTCAGAGAGTACTGAGTCATGAAAACAATGGAGTATTTGAAGTAGATGTGGATACCAAAATTGATTTTATGGAGTACATGGAAGATGAGTCGGTATATTGGATGAATCCACATCATGAGCCATCAGCAAAAACATATATGCTCGAATCAATAAGGGATGATATTTATTATCAGACCAACTGATACCACCAGTCAGAAATGGCCGGTGGTCTTTTTATACCCATTTTTAAGAATTGCGCCGGCGCCAACGGAGGGGAGGTGAAGAGAATGAAAGTAAAATGCATCAAAAGATACAGCGACATCTGCTTGAAAGAAATCGTCGAGAAGGGAACTGTTCTGGAAGTAACAGAAAGCAGAGGGGAACATCTGATCAGCGAGGGTGTTGCAGAGGCAGTAAGAGAAGCAAAGGCAGCAGCCAAAGGGAAGGAATAGGTAATCCAATTATTTCCCGGTGAGACGCAGGGTGAAGCGTCTTATTTTTTATGCCTTTTTCCGCTAGGCGTTAAAGAAGCAGATTCCAAAAACTGAATGGCCCGGGCGTGAGAACGAATAGGCTGGGCAGAAAGGAAAAGATATGAGAAACAGAGTATTCAAAGCAATGTGTAAAGTTCCAATGAACCTGCAGTTATTCGCAGAAGGCGGAGACGGTGCTGGGGCCGGTGAGGGCAATGGCGGCGGATCCGGAGAAGGTACGGGCGGCGAAGGAGATAATCCTCCATCTTTTGATGACTTCCTGAAAACAGGCAGTAATCAGGCAGAATTTGACAGACGTGTCCAGAAGGCAGTCAATACGGCAGTGACAAACGCACAGGAGAAGTGGCAGGCACTGACGGATGATAAGCTTTCCGAAGCTGAGAAGCTGGCCAAGATGACCAAGGAAGAAAAAGCGCAGTACATGCAGAATAAAAAAGAAAAGGAACTTTCCGACAGGGAGGCAGCAGTAACCAGAAGTGAGCTCATGGCAGAAGCAAAGAACAACCTGTCAGACGAAGGACTTCCGGTAGAGCTTGCAGAAGTACTGAATTATACAGATGCAGATGCCTGCAAGAAATCCATGGAAACCGTCAAAAAAGCGTTCCAGACTGCAGTTGAGAAAGCAGTCGATGAGAAGCTGAAAGGCGGCAAGCCTCCGAAAAAAGCACCAGAAACAAACACACAGGAAGCCCTTGAAAAGCAGGTATACAATGCGATGATGGGTATTTTTTAAAGGAGAGTGAATAAACAATGGCAATCAATACTTTAGCAACAGCAACCTTATTTATGACACAGCTTGATAAGATCGCTGTTCAGGAAGCAACCACCGGCTGGATGGATGCCAATGCCGGCCAGGTGATCTATAACTGTGGATCTGAAGTAAAGATCCCGAAAATGAGCGTTCAGGGAATGGGCGACTATGACCGTGAGGCTGGATACCAGCGCGGCTCCGTTACCCTGGAGTACGAGACCAGAAAAATGACACAGGACCGTGGCCGTCTCTTCCAGCTG